TTAAATTTTCTCTGTGAGAATGTTTTTATCGTTATATTGCGCGAGGCGGGTCAGGACATCTTTATATTCGGGCATATTTGATGCGCCTTCTTTTTCGACGGCCAAAGACGCGAAAGCACAGGCAAATTTTGCTGCCTGAATAATAGATTCCCCTTTCGCCATCGCGGCGGCGAATGCGCCGTTGAAGGCATCGCCAGCACCGGTGGTATCCACACATACGGCTTTCAGCGCCGGGATATGAATGAATTGCTCACCGTCATAAATAAGCGCACCTTTCGCTCCCATGGTGATGATGACGTGACCTACCCCTTTCGCTTTAATGGCCCTCGCGGCTTCCTTTGCGCTGGCAAGGTCCACGATATGAATGCCGGACAGCAATGAGGCCTCAGTCTCGTTTGGGGTCAGAAAGTCTACGTTCTTCAGGCAGCTAACCACATCAGATGACCAGGGGGCCGGGTTTAACACCACCTTGATCCCGTTACGGCGGGCAATTTCAATTGCCCGAAAGGTAGCGGGTAGATTATTTTCCAGTTGGGTTAAAAAAATATCTGAGTTTTTCACTTCAGGGGTAATCGCTTCAACTTCATCGGCAGAAATGGACCGATTGGCCCCAGGGCTGATGGCAATCATATTTTCACCATCGCTTTGACAAACATAAATAAGCGCGGTGCCGGTTTTCTGATCTTTATCCTGATAAAGCGTGAAGCTGTCGATAGCAGAAGATGAAAGATGTTCAAAGGCCATCTGACTAAACTGATCGTTACCCACCTTACCGACAAAATGGGTTTTAACATTGCATTTGCTTACGGCCAGCGCCTGATTTGCGCCTTTGCCGCCGGGTCCAATAATGGTATTTTCGGAAAAAATAGATTCCCCGCTTTGCGGGAAACGATCGACATTAGCAATAATATCAACGTTGAATGAACCCAGAATACAGACTTTACCTTTCATCTTTCGCCCTTTATGTCGGGATTTGATCGTTTTTCTTGACTGCGCAGAGTCAAAAAAATGAATGATATTGCTATCTAAATTATTGACTGATTGGGTATGAAAAATACGGCGTTTGATAATTGCCCCACCGTGGCATCGCTCAATGCCGCCTTCCTGCGCTAATAAGTTCAGGTCGCTGCGAATCGTTTCCCTGGTGACGTTAAATACTTTCGCAAGCTGATTCACCGTCGCCCGTTCGTACCTGTTTAGCCAGGTCAAAATTGCATAATGCCGTTCTTTATTGAGCATGAGGTCACCTCTGTAGTTATATTATTGTTTCCTTGTTGTTAATGTTTTGGTGTTGTTCACAGATCGTTCGATAAAACAAAAGGAAACGGAAATATATGAGGTGATAACTATTTAATATCAATTGGTTATGTTGATTGCGTGAAGGGGGGTTGGGCTTTGATATGCAGTGCGGGGATTTCAACGATGGCATGGGCCATGACGCAACGTTAGATCTTTCTCGGGCGCTTTAGCACGCAGAACATTGGTGTAGGTCTGGGGGGCTGTGGCTGATCCGGCATGAACTGGAATACCTGAACGTATAGCGATAATCGCCGGACTAAGTCGAATGGCTCGGAGAACGACAGACACAAAAAAGCCCGCAGGGCTTGCGCCGTGCGGGCTTTCAGGACTTCATCGGATGACTCTGGTAATCACCGATGGAGAATTTTGGTGGGCTGGCGGGAGTTGAACCCGTGTCCGAATAATTCCTAACCTGTTGAATATTAATGTTTTGTGTTTTTTAAAATGTCTCAAGTGCATTTTACGTGCATATCGTGGTCCCTATAACGTCCTTATTCCGTCCAACATTCTGAAATATTCACCACGCTACAGAGCTGCAGAAATGGCGGTTTTCCCGTCGTATTCAGCCAGGTATTTACCGTAATTGCGGAACAGCATTTCCGGCCCTTTATGCCCCATCTGCCCGGCAAGCCAGAAAAGGTTTACGCCCTGGCTAATGTGTCTGGTGGCGAATGTGTGGCGGGTCTGGTACGGGTTACGGTATCGAACGCCAGCTTTTTTGAGGGTTGGCACCCATGCTTTTTTTCGTATCGCGTCGGCGTTCGCCCAGGGCTCACCCGTTTTGGGATCGCTGAAAATAAACTCGCTTTTCATGAAAGTGAATTGTTTCTGCGCCTGCAGCGCGGCCAGCGCCTCGCTGTTTAATTCTACTTTACGGGTACCGGCTTTTGTTTTGGTACCTTTCAGAACGCCAACAACACTTGCCGCCTGAACGTGAGCTGTTTTAGCGATATTGTCGAGATCAGGCCAGCGCAACGCACATAGCTCAGAGCTGCGTAAACCCGTATTGAATGCGAAACGGAACAGGTTTTCCCACTCTTGGTATCTGCAGCTCTGGTAAATAGCGCTGATTTCCGCTGGTGTGAACGGATCAACTTCGTAATCGTCACTATTCGGGCTGCTGTCGATCACGTGGTACCGACTCGCGCTGACAAGGGTTACCGGGTTGATTGTCAGCAGGCCGTCAGTCACCGCTTCATCTATGGCGCTGCGCAGAAACGAGAGGTTATTCCTGATCGTTTTCAGCTTTGTCTTTCTGCTGGCGATCCAGTTTTTGAGGACCGCAGGGGTCAGTTCCGACACATGCATTTTGTGCAGCGCAGATAGCGCAGACAGGCACTTTTCATAACCGCCAATAGTGGAGGGCGAAAGGTTGCGGTTCTGGCAGATTTTCAGATACTCGTCCAGGTAGGACTTAATATTTTTGGTTTTTTTCACTACCCCGAACAGCTCCAGTTTTTTGGAGGTGGGGAAGTATTTCGCATAATCGAATGTGCCGCCGGCGATCTGGTTCTGTATCTCCCCCAGCAGGCGCTCGGCATACTTCACGCCGCGCGCGTTTGCTTCCATTCTGGAAAGGGGCTCCCGGCAGAGAACCCCCTTATAGGTGAATGTGATCACCAGGGTATCGCCAGTTTTATGCTGGCGAATGGTTACTCCTCTTGGGAGAGATAATGATCCTTGTTCTTTCTTGCCCACTTTGAAACCTCCGTTAAGTCTATCCAGCGTTCTTTAACGCCATCGACTTTTAATACATGGACACCCTCTTTCCATAACCCCCTTTGTATCCGTTTGTTAACGGCTTCAACCGTTTCTCCGGCGTCCCGGCAGTAGGTTGAAAGTGGTACGCAATCAAGACTCATGACCGACCTCCCGCCCAAATGCCAGGGCATTTTCCAGTTCATTTGCCGCATAGATAAGTGCGTTGTGGTGCGCTCTAAAACCGCCATCAAGTTCTCTGGCCGCTCTCTTGCGCAGAATGTCGATCGCAGCCTGATAGTCATTCTGGTAATCGGCGGAAAAGTCCGCCGAACTGTCCGGCATTACACCCAGCACCATCAACATATTTTCCGGGTCGATAGGGATGGTGGTAAGCCCCAACTGCTTGGCCTCCGTTGCTAGACGGGTCCAACGCTTAATAATTTCTAAAACTGGCTTATTCATGGAGCGCCTCGCTACCTCACCAAAAATTTATATTCAATCAGCGCGCCGATAACGGTGGCCGCCAGCAGCATGGAAACAATGATGCTGAAAATGAAGGGCTTCATCATTTCACCCCTGCTGGTTTGATGGCCTGCAGTGCATCAACCTCTTTAACGAATCGGTCGTGCATGGCGTCCCACTTCTCCAGCCACTTCTGCATTTCGCGCTTACGCGCCAGGATGCGACGCAAACGGCGAACACAACGCTGGTGTGCCATGAAATACTCGGTGGTTACGCCGCCACGCTGCCAACAATTCAGCTCTGGATTGAGTGGGTGGACTGCCTGCACATCCGGGTGTCGCTGCTCGAAGCCGGAGCGATAAAACGCTTCTGAAGTCATAAAGAACGCCAGATAGCGGATCGCAGTATCTCGCGTGAAGCATTTTTTGATACGACCGTGACGTACTGCTACGAACAGTGGGCCAACTGGCGTATCGTGTTTCTGTAATGCCAGGTCAATCATGCTTACGGTGCGTTTATCGTTCATTTCCGGTCTCTCCCGTGAATCGTGTTCTGTTTTTTCCGTGGTTATCATGAAATCCATATTTAATTTCTGCGTTTCGTCTTGCCTCGACTGCTTTATTGAAATCCGTGAAAGATCCCAGATATATTTGCTTCGCGTTTATAACAATATTTGCCCACCATTTTTTCTTGTGATGTGACCAGCTCACCCCTGTATGGCCGGATGTGTTGGTTTTAGATAAGCGCGCATTCTTACTATTGTCTTGGTTTGTACATGAACGCAGGTTTTCTATTCTGTTATTAGTGGTGTTCCCATCAATGTGATCGACTACTTCGGGCTCAACACCATTAACCATTTTAAATATCAGGCGATGGGCATAGTAAATGACACCATCTAACCGCACGATACGATATGCTCCTGTTTTTGTTTTAATAAACGCGCCAGCAGGTTTACCTGCAAATCTTGTATTTAATTGTTTTTGTATACTTGATGATGAAAAGTGTTTTAAGGGACGATATTTCCAAAACAACTCTCCAGTTTTTTGTTCGTAATAAAAGCACTCGTTGAGATAATCTGATTCATGAATTCGTATCGCTGTAAGTGCCATCAGATCCCCCCATTTCATGACCCTCCGTTTTCGGAGCCTCCACTTTTTGTTTTTTGACGAACTCAACCAGCTCAGAAATGAGCTCGTCGATTAACTCCTTCCCGCTATCCGTAAGGAATTCACCGCTGCCATTAACATCAACAGCGCTGCTGTAAATTCCCTTGATAGCTTTTACGCCTTCGACATTCCCGTACTCACTGATCGCAAGCCTTTCGAATTTTCTCAATAATCCATCGAGAAGAATCTCTGTTAACTCGACCGTGTTAATGCCGCCTTTATTGAGCTTAATAACAAGGCAGTTACTGCCTGTTTTACGCTGGTGGCGTAATAACGCTGCTTTTAAAATTCGGCGGCGATATGTCTCGATTAATTTATCCATTGCGGCGAGCCTCCTCCTCTAAGCTCATAACAATTTCCTCTTCTTTCTCGGTCCAATCATGAATTTCGCCAGCAATGTCATAAACAAGAGAGCAAATAGTTTTAAGTTGGAAATGGTCCAGTTTGTCGTGATATTCAAATAATGTTTGCGATAAACCAGCCAGTTGCTCGGCTTTGATGTTCACAACCTGAATGTCTTGCCTTTTTAATAAGCTCATAATTACCGACCATATGCTTTTTTAAGATAAAGACGAGCGATTACCTCGTAACCGCAGGCCGCATAAAGGCATGCTGTTCTATATGACGATTTATCAATGATGAAAGTCATACGAAGCGACTCACAGCCAAAGAAGCCACCACCCGACCGTGAATTTTGATTTCTTTCTGTTCATCGGTATTAAGGATGAAAGTTTCGTAATGATGGTTATCAGAAATGATTTTTAATGAGCTATCAGCTAATGGCTCAATTCTCTTAATGAAAAGACATGGGCGACCAAAAGCATCCATTGTGTAAACATAAATGCCAGAGGTAAGGGCACGTCCACCGCAATCAACGAAAGCCACAACCTCACATGGTTCGATGGTCGGCTGCATTGAATCACCTTCCATCCGGCAGCTTTGTACGCGGTTGCCAAAGTCATTGATGTTGTCAGATCCGAACAGCATTTGAGGCGTTTTAACTGGCTGATTAATTGCGACGGAATTTTGCATTTTCATTTCCTCAGGGTGAGTTTGGCCCCACCAAGAAAGGTGTTAATTAAATAATGTTAATTAATTTTAAATCTTGTCGGCTTGCTTGCAGATGGTTTCTTGCAAGTCGTCTAATTTTTCATAAACGATAGTTAGCGTACCGATAGCCGACAATTCCGGAGGCATACAATCCATAGCGTTGGATAAAGCCATTCTGCAATTGCCAATATCCGCAGACCATGAATTAAGTTGATTGGAAGTTATAATGCTTGTTGGCTCTGTAAATTCACCACACTGCTCGTTTCCTGAAATGAGCCACAGAACATCAGAATGAAGAATGTTAGCCAATTGGATTAACTGGTCAGCAAACGGAACAGTTTTTTCCGTTTCCCAGTTGTTAATGGTTTCGGTTGTTAAACCAAGATGATCAGCCAAAAAATCCTGAGACAGTCGAAGCGAAGATCTTTGATTTAATATTCTTTTGCCGATGGTTTTGGCTACGGTGATTTGAGTATTCATTTCATTGGCTCCGTTGTTTGCCGATGAATGAACTTTAAGTCACGCAATAACTTATTGCAATAACAAAACTTATTTTTCTTTTGCGATTTAGTTTAATGCATTGATTTTTTTGATTAAATTTTGTTATTAAACTGCATGCTTACAGCTACAGACAAAGAAAAAGCCGCTTAAAAGCGGCTTCAAAAGGTGGGGTGTTGAAGGTTAGAGCCTATTGTAATTGATTGATTCATGCATTATGGCTTTACCCATCACGTAAAGGTCATCTTGGTTTTCTTCCGTGATATACCATTTCTCATATGCCGGATTATCCGATAAGACTGCCAGCCTGTTTCCCTGCATCTGGAGACGTTTTAGGTGAAATGTTTTACCAAAAACAAACACATACACACCATCCGTTAGAAAGTGTCGGACGGAAATGTCTACGAAGACACGATCACCGGAATTGAACGTGCTGGCCATGCTGTCGCCATTGACGGTCATTACTTTTACGACATCTTCACTACGATTCCCGAAGAGGGATTTTGCATGTTGAGTCGTGAACTCAATAGCGTGTAAAACCTCCACATATTCTGAAAGCATGAACGTGCCAGGCCCTGCACTCACTGAAAGGTCAAGAACCTCGACCCTGAATATGCCAGCGTTATCCTTTACCTCCCTTTCGGGCATGGTCTCTATCACATAGCCCTGTCTATGAGGCACATGATTTTTTCCAGTTGATAGCCATTCAGGGCTCACACCCAGCGCATTAGCAATCTCAACCAACTTACGTGTTGTGTTGGTTTTGCCTGCAACAAGACGCCAGATAGCTGGTTGCGAAACCCCAACTTTCATCGCTAATTCTGCCTGTGTAAGGCCTGCGTCAACCATCGCTTTTTGAAGACGATCTGAGAATGTGTTCATACCAATAAGCCTATACAAAAAGTTATTAAGTGGCAAATACGATAAGTTATTGCATAAAGTTATTCAAGGCTATACTCTTTCCCTATGTTCAATAACTTTTGGTATTTTTATGATCAATCAACATGTCAAGAGAGCTATCGATATTCTCGGCGGCCAAGCTGCATTAGCAAGGGCGTGCGGGGTTACTCAACCGGCTGTATTTCGCTGGCTTAATGGTAGCCGGGTTAAGGCTGATCATGTCATGTCCATTGTTAAAGCTACTGGTGGCGAAGTTAAAGCCTACCAGATCCGCCCAGACCTTCCAGATACATTCCCTCACCCGGGCAATGAGGTGTGATATGTCGCACTCAATCACTACCGAAAACCAAATTAAGCCATTGGATATCGATTATCGCGATCCGCGCGGTGTGATTGTGCATGTCACCGGCTGGAATCGGGATAAGCAGCAGGTGTATTTCACCAGGCAGAATTATCCGCATGAATGCATGCAGCCTGTCTGGAAGTTCCAACAATATTTTACGAAGGTCTCGGAGGCGCAAAATGCGTGATTACGGAAAGGTGTCTCCTCACTTCTGGATTGGCAGAACAGGCAAAGAGCTGCGTCAGGCTGGGCCAGAGTCTCAGCTTGTGGCGTTGTACCTGCTTACCAGTCCGCACGCCAATATGATCGGTCTTTATTACATGCCCCTTGCGTTCCTGTCTCATGAGACTGGATTAACCATGGAAGGGGCTAAGAAGGGGCTTAATAGCGCCATTAAAGCCGGGTTTTGTAAGTACGACGAGCATTCAGAGATGGTGTGGGTCATCGAAATGGCAACGCATCAAATCGGCGAGGCGCTGAAACCCGGAGACAAGCGCTGTACTGGAGTACAGAACGAATACAACAAAGTATCGGATAACCTATTTCTTTCAGAGTTTTACGAGAAATATTCCAAACAATTCAATATGACTTTTTCCCGTAGTAGTGAGGTTCAGATCCCGGAGGAAATTGAAGGGGCTTCGAAGGGGCATGCAAGCCAGAAGCAGGAACAGGAGCAGGAGAAAGAACAAGATCAAACTAATTTGTCCGATTCGAATCGGACTGATGGCGATAAACCTGACGAGTCGAAAGGTAAACCTGCACAGGGAAAGCCTGATTCAGAATCAGCTGATGCTGAAGGCCCAGATCCAGTCGATGTCGCTTTCGAAAATATTTTTTGGGGGGCAGGTCTGAGGAAGGATGCCAAGGTCAAGGCTAAGTCAGCGTTCAGGACCAAATATCGCGACTGGAAAAAAGCGAACCGAGGTACACCTGATAACTTCGCCGTTATGCTGGCTGAAGATATCAGCCTACGAGTGAAAGCACAGCAAATGGGGTTCGACAAACTCCTGCCAGCGTCATACCTGAACGGAGAGCGGTGGAACGATGAAAAACCAAATGTAGCTCCTCAGATATCCGCAAGCGCAAACGCCGTCGGTGGGACAGGGGCTTCCTGGTTCGCCAAACCAAGTGACGGTTCGGCTGAGGTATTTATCAGCCAGGCAGCCATTGACCGCATGAAGCGCGGAGCTAACCGACCATGAAAAGCATCCTCAAACGTCTACTGGTTTCCGGCTATAACCGCGGCTTTCTGCGTGATGAGTTCGTGACTATGTGCTTTATCAAATTCGATTTACGGAGTGTGTGATGACCCCTGCTGAGTTATCTGAAAAATTGTGGGACAACGCCGAAAGAGTTGCGAAATACCTGCTTCCACGAGGACACCTTGAGGGCAAGGAGTGGTGTGCTGGCAATACCAATGGTGATGCCGGTAAGAGCCTGAAAATTAATCTCGGGGGTAAGAAAACTTGGGCAGATTTTGCAAGTGGCGATAGCGGAGACCTGCTTGATCTCTGGGTGTTGGTGCGTAACTGCCAACTACACGACGCAATGCGAGAAGCGAAAGAATTCCTTGGGCTGAAGGACGACGATAACCACTTTGAGGCGAAGAAAAAGACCTTCTCTCGCCCAACTAAAAAAGGCGTTAAAAAAGCGAGTCATTGCTACGACTACCTTTCTTCCCGTGGCATCACCCGAGAGACAGCTGATCAATTCCGTGTTTCGGACGCAGTCGTCTGGTACCACGATGAAAACCGCGAAATTCCGGCAGTGGCGTTCCCGTATCTTCGCAACGGTGAGCTGTTGCAGGTAAAGCGAATCGGCACTGAACGACCAAATGGCAAAAAGTTGATCATGGCTGAGGCTGATTGCGAGCCATGTCTGTTTGGCTGGCAGGCTATGGACGCGAAAGCTCGCGCTGTTGTGCTTTGCGAAGGAGAGATTGACTGTATGACCTACTCGCAATTCGGTATCAGTGCTCTATCGGTACCGTTCGGCGGTGGAAAGGGTGCCAAACAGCAATGGATCGAATACGAGTATCACAACCTCGACCGATTCGAAGAAATTTGGTTAAGCCTCGATAACGATGATGTAGGGCGCGAAGCCGCAAAAGAAATTGCTCGTCGCCTGGGGGAGCATCGTTGCCGCCTGGTAGAGCTGCCGCACAAAGATATCAATGAATGTCTGACCTCCGGGATGAGCGAGGATGAAATCTGGCACTACTTGGGGACCGCTAAATTCTTCGACCCTGATGAACTCTGCTCTGCGGGTGATCTCCTTCAGGAAACACTGGATGCATTCGAGCATCGAGATGTTGGATTATTTTCCAGCCCGTGGGATTCGCTGAACAGTAATTTCAAATTCCGCGCCGGAGAGCTGACGCTGGTTAACGGAGTAAACGGCCACGGAAAAACCGAGCTGGTGGGACATATCGCCGTCAATGCCATGAGCCAGGGAGTCCGGGTATGCATTGCCTCGCTGGAGCTTAAGCCTGGGAAAATGTTGGCTCGTCTTACCCGGCAAACCATTTGTAGAAAAAACCCAGAACGTACTGAAATCATCATGACTAACGAGTGGTTTTCTGATCGTCTTTGGGTGTTCAAACTCACCGGAACAGCCAAGGCCGATCGACTGTTGGAAATATTTGCCTATGCCAGACGCCGCTATGGAATAGATCTTTTCGTTATCGACAACTTGGCAAAATGTGGACTCGATGAGGAGGACTACGGTGGACAAAAAGAATTTATCGATACCCTCTGCGACTTTAAAAACGAGCACAACTGCCATGTTCTGCTAGTAACGCATGCCAGAAAAACAAACGAAGCTGCACCAACAGGGAAAATGGATGTTAAAGGCACTGGCGCTTTAACTGACATGCCCGACAACGTTATGGCCGTCTGGCGTAATATCCCGCGCGAACTGGCCCAGCGCAAAGCTGAAAGAATGGGGTATGAGAGTCTTGATAAGGACGAACAGACTGCTATCCAAATGCCCGCCTCGATGATTCGCCTGTTGAAACAACGTGAAGGTGAGGGCTGGATCGGAGACATAGGGGCCAACTTTGATTCCCGCTCACACCAGTTTATCGAGGGTGATAAAGGGCCCTTCAATTACTTGGCCGGCAAACAGCAAAGTGAACTTGATATTGAGTGGGAAGCCACCAACGCAACGAGGTATTAAAATGGATCGCCTAATTAGAGAAATGTCGTATCTCTTTACCAAGCAGCGTTTTTTGGAGCTTCAGGAAACAGCAAAAGACATCGCAATCGGTCATAGTGATTTCCCTGAGTGTTTCGGTCTTATTGCTGACGCCATCGCTGAATTTGTTGAAGACACTCCTGATGAGTGGCGAGAGCATGAAAAAATCCTTATGCACTACGTTGCTATGCGTGTTCTGACGCTGTGTGGTAACGGCGATAAAGTGACTGATGTCCAGTGGGCGCACCCTGGCTGGTTTGGCACTGCTGAAAAGGGGGAAACCATTCAATGAAGTTGGAAACATCACTCAAACATTTCAGCCCTCAGGGTATGCACATCAGCGACGACGTGAAAGGAACCTCTCCGGATCGTCTCACCGGCACTGATGTTATGGCGGCGATTGGTACCACCAGCAGCCGTGCACGCTTCGGCCTGGCTGCTTTCTTCGGCAAGTCCGGCATCAGCAAAACAGATGAACAGCTCGCAGTTCAGGCGCTGGCGCAGGTTGCTATCAAAAACGCTCCTAAAAATGTCCGCAAAGCCGCTGGCGACAAGCTCGGAGCATGCATGTTGACGCTGGCGCAGTTTGCCTTTGCTGATTACTCCCGTTCGGCGGCTACCAGCGTGACATGTCACAGTTGCAGCGGTACCGGTTTTATCTCCGGGAATGAGGATGTGGTTAAACATCCTGGTATCTTCGACGATGACGGTGCCGAAGTGGTGGCCCCGAAGATTAAAAATGAGCTGGTGAAAAGGGTTTGCGAAACCTGCGGAGGGAAAAAGGTAATCCTTGCGCGGTGCAGATGCGGCGGTAAAGGCGAAGTGCTGGATCGCAAAGCGACCAAAGAACGTGGCGCACCGGTTTTCAAAACCTGTGAACGTTGCTCTGGTAATGGCTTCTCTGCTATCTCCTCGGCGACGGTACACCGTGCCATTCTGAAGCGTCTCCCGGACCTCCATCAGTCCTCATGGTCACGCAACTGGAAACCCTTTTATGAAATGCTGGTGGACACGCTGCGCCAGTGGGAGCGTCACGCGGCAGTAGAATTTGAGAAGGCAACAACTTATTAATATGATCGGAGCAAATGGCGACACTTTTTTGCACGTTAGTGTTGACTTTGCATAAAACTGTCCTGTATGCTTCTGATTATGGAGTATAACGCCTGTAGATAATTAACCTCTAAAAGCCCGCCACGTTGCGGGTTTTTTTGTACCCGTATTTCCTGCGCACCGCCCGCGCATTCATCACGTCGAACCAATCCATTTGAAATGAGCCTTTGAGGAAGTCGGTTAGCGCTGGCGAGCCTCGACGGGCTGGTTTCCTGTGCGGCAAAGGTTCATTTCAAAGTAAGGCATACGCATATCATGAGCATCACCCAAGAACGGCTGAAAGAGGTTCTGAAGTACGACCCTTTGACTGGTTTATTTGTTTGGATCAAGCGAACAAACTCACGGTCTACGCCTGGCAAAATAGCCGGGAACGCAGATACGTACGGCTATATCCAGATAATGATCGATAAGAAATTAATTTTCGCTCATCGGTTGGCTTTTTTGTATATGGACGGTGCGCTGCCGCCGGCTGATAAGTGTGTCGATCATATCAATGGCAATCCCAAAGATAACCGATGGGACAACTTACGTATCGTTACCCAGTTTGTTAATCAACAGAACAGACACAAAGTTCGAAAAGGGGCGAAGTCCAAGCTGATTGGAGCAAACTGGTGCAAAGCTCGCGGCGTATGGCGTTCCGCTATTCGCATCAACGGGCAACGTAAAGAGCTCGGTAGTTTCCAAACTGCGGAGTTGGCTCACGAGGCTTACATGAAAGCTAAAGCTGAAATGTGTCGTTAACGCCTACACGAATAAAATAAATTAAGCCCTGCCTGTATTAGTGGGGCTATTTAGTTTCTACACAACGGAAATCGCTTTGAGTATGTGACGACATCCCGGTGAGACCAGGCACACTTCCCTGGCGCGGCAAAGCGATCCCCATTGTGATGAAGCTCAGCGGCGAGCTAGGGAATAGTTTTGCGGTGAATATTCTGGATAAGTAGCCACAAGGCGCGCGTAACCCAATCGGCAGCGCACCGATGGAAGCTGGTTCGACTCCAGCCTTCACAATCATTACTACAGGCTACCTTCGGGTGGCCTTTTTTGTTTCCCCTCAACCTTCTGAGAGGATCAACAGCAATAAGAGGGGGCTTAATGTCCGATCCATTAACCGGCACCGGCGCAGTTCTCGGCGGCGGCCTGCTGGGTTCAGTCCTGTACGGCGTCTTTACTCATACAGATTTCGGTGTGGTGTTTGGGGCGTTTGGTGGTGCGGTGTTCTACGTCGCAACAGCAACGAACCTGTCTCGTGCACGACTGGCTGGGTATTTTCTGACGTCGTTTATCGTTGGGGTGCTTGGGGCTGGATTTGTTGGCTCACTGCTAAATGCCGCATCGCGATATGAAAAACCGTTGGATGCACTAGGAGCAGTGATTCTGTCTGCCCTGTGTATCAAAATCCTAACTTATCTTAATAACCAGGATCTGAACAGCCTGTTCAGCTTTTTCTCGCGTTTACGCGGAGGAGGGGGAAATGGCAGGTGAGCTGACTGCATTCTTTAATGCATTTATCTGCGCGGTAATTGTTATCGTTCTGATGTTCTACCAGCGACATGGCGCCCGGCATCGTCCTTTCATCTCTATCATGGCGTATGTAACCGTACTGGTTTATGCCGTTATCCCGTTGCAGTTTATCTTCGGTCTCTATCGTGACTCCAGCTGGCTGGTGGTGGTGGCAAACCTCCTTATCTGCGCCGCCGTTATGAGGGCCCGGGGAAATCTGGCACGTCTGGTAGATCATCTGAGGCACTAATGAACCAAACACAATTTGAAAAGGCGGCAGGTATAAGCGCCGGTCTAGCCGTGCGCTGGTTTCACTATATCGATGCTGCAATGAAGGAATTCGGCATAACCGCGCCGCTCGATCAGGCCATGTTTATCGCGCAGATGGGCCATGAGTCCGGCGGTTTCACCCGGCTGGTGGAAAACCTGAACTATGCGGCAGAAAACCTGGTACCTACGTTCGGCAAGCATCGCATTACTGCACAGCAGGCCGCCGCACTTGGCAGAACGGCAACGCAACCGGCAAATCAGAAAGCGATAGCCAATCTGGTTTATGGCGGTGAGTGGGGCAAAAAGAACCTGGGCAACCAGGTTGCTGGTGATGGCTGGAAATATCGCGGTCGCGGCCTGAAGCAAATCACCGGGCTCAGCAATTACCGCAACTGTGGCCACGCGCTGAAGTTGGACCTTGTAACCCAGCCTGAATTGCTGGAACAGGATGAATATGCTGCGCGCTCCGCTGCATGGTTCTATGTCTCGCACGGATGCCTGCTCCATTCCGGCGACGTGGAGCGCGTGACGCTGCTTATCAACGGCGGCCGTAACGGGCTGGAACAACGGCGCACCCTGTTTAACCTGGCGAAATCTGTGCTGGTGTGAGGTCACTATGGGGTTTGAAACTTTAATTGGTATTGCTGCAGCAGTCATTGCCGCCATCGCTGGCGCTTTCGGCCTGGGCCATATTCGCGGCTCAAGCAAAGCAGAAGCAAAAGCAGATCAGCAGCGCACCGAAGATAACGCAGCGGCAATGGTCGCAGCAGCAGAACGCCGGGTAGAGACAACGAAAGAGGCCAGCAATGTACAGCAGACCGTTAACCATATGCCTGGCGATGATGTTGATCGTGAGCTGCGTAACACGTGGAAGCGCGGCTCATAAGGGGTGAACATGAGGAAAACAATCGACTTAACCGGCGTTAAGTTCGGCAAGCTGACTGTGCAGTCCTACGCCAATAAGGATAAATCGGGCGTTTCAATGTGGTTGTGCGGTTGTGAGTGTGGCACAGAAAAAATAATCAGGTCAAACGCCTTACGCTCTGGCAGGACACAATCTTGCGGTTGCATGTCAGGTGTAAAACACGGGCATCGCAGACCGTCAGAAACTTCTCCCACTTATATCAGCTGGCTGTCAATGCAGCGGCGCTGCAATTGTCCCGGCGATGCGTATGACGGAGCTTATGGTGGTCGCGGAATTTCAGTTTGTGAGCGTTGGGGCAATTTTGAAGCTTTCCTGAAAGACATGGGCGAGCGTCCAGCAGGTCATACACTTGATCGGATTGATGTAGATAAGGCGTACTCACCAGAAAATTGCCGATGGGCGACACCAAAAGACCAGGCAAGAAACCGACGAAGTAACCATATGCTCGATACACCAGCAGGTCGAATGTGCATTACCAAAGCAGCCGAAACCTATGGTGTAAAAGTAAAGACAATCGCGCACCGATTGAGCAGGGGATGGAGTGTTGAAAAGGCGCTGCTAACTCAACCATGGCAGGGCAACAATGAATAAATATTTCATGTTTATCTCTATGCTTTCCGTGTCAGCATTGGCTGCTGGCTGTGTTGGTGGTCCTCCAAAGCCCAGCTATGTTTTCGTCCACGATTCCTGTGACTGGGTAAAGCCAATCTACCTGACTGATCACGACATCGACGTTATGGACCTCCAGACGAAGAAAGACATCCTGGCGCATAACAAAGTGTGGAAGGCGAACTGCCAGAAGCAGGAGTGACGCATGCTGCTGTGTTCACATTCAATCGCGGGTAAGTTTCCATACCCGCCAAAAAGAGAGAAACCGATGAGCGAAGCTAAACCGCAGGACGGCACCACCGTTAAAGGCTATCGAACCCTGACCGCTGACGATATCGCGCAAATGAATGGCCTGAAAGAAATTAGCCGTGATTTCTGCGAGCAGTTGGAACTTGAACGCACACATCTATCTTTGCAGGTCGTGGAGGCCAACTCTGAGGAGGCTAGCGAACGTTCAGAGGCGCTCCGCTGTCTGGCAATCGCGCGCACCAAAATGCAGGAAGCCTGCATGTGGGCCTGTCGCGCTGTAGCGCGTCCAGATGCCGACTGTTAGCCATTACAAAGCTCACCTGCTGGTGGGCTTGATAATTGTTTTATCAACCAGATGTAAAAAAGCCCCTGTTAGGGGGCTAGAGGATTATCAGTTTCAATTGCTATGAAATATTACTTCGCGCAATAGACGCGTGCTTCACGAGGGGTGTAGATGCCGAAGGTGACAAATCCCAGCAACCCATTCACAAAAGTCTGTTGAACTTCAGTACGAACAACTTTATCAGCACCACCGCAAACCTGAGCAGCATCAATTTGCTTGGATTGACCAATCCCGCTAACGAAGAAATGATGTGTCGTAACTTGCTGTGGCGTAGTCGTTATGCCTTTGTTTACTGAAAATGATTGTTGAGCGCAGCCAGAAACAGCTGCGGCAACCAGAGCTACCATAATTAGCTTTTTCATAAATGACCTTATTGTTAGTTTGGTTCGCAAAAATAATGACATGTATCATTAATTTATACATATCAGACCAGTAGTTTAACTTAGATTTGTTCTACTTCCCTAGTGATTAACTATCAACATCATCCATTGCTATCGTCAGACCATCCATTATTACGAATAAGATAATTAATAAACTTCCCAGAGGAAAATTATGCAGGTCACTATTGATGGTGTCCCGTATGCGCCTGCCAGCATCATTTCATCGCGGATCGGTATTGCAATAACGACACACCAGCGCGCCGACGTTTTGAAACGAGCGCTTGCACAGCACATGATGCACCTGCCGGCCGGTGCGCTGGTGGTGGTTGTCGATGATGGTTCAAAACCTGCAGCGGTAGTGCCACACGGCGTGCAGCTGCTTCGCCATGAAACATCACTCGGCATTGTTGCTTCGAAGAACGCCAGCCTGTCAGCCATGATGGATGCCGGGTGCGAGCATCTTTTTCTGTGGGATGATGATGCCTGGCCTATCGCTGATAACTGGCACCTCCCTTACATCGAATCACCCGAGCCACACCTGGCTTACCAGTTCCTCGATCTTGCTGGCCAGAATAAGCTCAATGACCTTTCGGTGCTTTACCGTGACGATCAGCATGTGGCGTACACCGGGCAGCGCGGAGTGATGCTCTATTACCACCGTAGCGCCATCGAGAAGGTGGGTGGATTCGATCCGGTTTATGGTCGCGGCATGTACGAACACAGTGACCTCGCGCTACGTATCCATAACGCTGGCCTGACGACGTGGGCTTACGGTGATGTGGTCGGTTCAGAAAAGCTGATTCATTCTCTCGATGAGCATGAAGCCGTAGAGCGTTCGGTACCGCGTCCCGATCGACAGGCGCTGGTGGAACGTAACGTGAAGATCCACAACGAACGGCGTGATGCCGGGTTTACTGGTTACGCTGAATACCGCCAGCAGCGCGATGTGGTTATCACAACGCTGCTTACCAGTCAGCCTGACCCGCAGCGCGGCACGAAAATGGCGGCCTCGCCTGACATGCTGGCTAAATGGGCGGCCTCGCTTCGCCAGTGTGGGCGTATAGCGCTGGTGGATGAATTACTGGCGGCCCCGGCAGATGTTGAGCTGTATCTCGTACCTGACGTGAAGATGAATGTCTACTTCCGTCGCTGGCTGCACATCTGGCAGCACCTGCGAGAACACCCTGAATACCGGTTCGTCTGGTGTACCGATGGTACCGATGTCGAAATGCTTCGCGCGCCGTGGGAAGAAATGGAAGCCGGAAAGGTGTATGTCGGTTCAGAACCAAAGACCTACGCCGATACCTGGGCAAAGCAGAATCATCCGGAGCGCATCTATCAGGAGTTCATTGAAGAGCATCGCAACGATGTGATGCTAAACGCTGGGCTGCTGGGTGGTACCCGCGCTGATGTTATGGCGTTCGCTCACGGCATCATCCGACTTTACTACCGGATCGAGAGTTATCGTTTCTGGAAGAAAGAACAGGCTGGCGCCGCGGTGGGCGACATGCTGGCGTTCGGCATTGTTGCGAAGTCATTCGCTGACAGGCTGGTCACCGGCCCTCTGGTACATACCGTTTTCAAAACTGATGGCATCGGCAAAGAAAATGCCTGGTGGCGCCATAAATAACAGGAGGTCTTATGATTTCGTATGAGGTTGAGTTCCCGACCCAAAAATCTGTAAGTTTCAAAATTAATGGTTACTCCTCAGCAGAGGGACTGGACTGTAAAACAGTAGAGGCTATTGGCGGTGAAGCCAAAGTACAGCTCGATAAGAAAAACATGTTGACTGTACCTTATCGTGAAGACATTACAGCAGACTTTACTCTTGAAGGTTACAAGCAGCGCGCTGAAACTCACGCGAAAACTGTAATCGATCAGATTGTGAATGCGGCTCAGCACCGAGCCGCCGACGATTTAATTCAGGAAGTTACGAACGCGATTGCTTCTTCTGAATTATTTTCTCAACTCTCTCAATCGCTTCGTGAGCATCTGGGGCAGATGAAATTTCAGGCGGTGTAACCTCCTTCAGTACATCCATCAGAACGTCCCCAACATTCTGTTTTGGTGACAGCTTGTTAACAGCTTCAATAATCAAAGAAAAAACCAGTTTATTGGTGGCTTTTTCAATCTTTAATTCACGTTGTAAATCTGCAACTGCTTTTTCCAGTTCTGACATGGAGCTCATGGGTATTTTCCTTATCGGAGGTAATCAGCTATCCCCCCGCGACAGAGTGCGCCAGTGTCCCACCACTGACGGGCTGAATGCTTACCTTAACCAGGGTTAAAGCGGAGCAACACCCTGATATTCAGACAGTAGCCGCCATCGTGCGGCTTTTTTATTGGAGATTCGCTGGTGGCTGAAGAGATTAAGTTTGTGGTGGTCGGCCATGTTTCTCGCATAGTTCATGCACAACGTCTCGCTGCGATGCTGGATGCCCATCTGCTTATTGATGACGGTAACCACGGTGCGAACTGGAATCATCGGCGTGCGCTTGAGTGGACAGCAGAACAAACCTGCCGGGTAGTTGTTGTTGAAGATGATGCGATGCCAGTGGACTTGTTCTTCACTTCAGTCACGAGCTGGCTTAACCGCTTCCCGGAATCGCTGGTGAGTTTTTACCTGGGCACTGGCCGACCACCACAGTATCAGATGCAGGTAGCCGAACGTCTGATTGTTGCTGACAAGACACGGTCTGACTTCATCACGCTGCCGCGCCTTATACACGGCGTGTGCTACAGCGTACCGCCTCAGCATATTGAACGAGTCCTTTCTCGATGGGACAGCAGTAAGCCAGCCGACTATGCAGTCGGGGATGCCTATGGCGGCGCGGTGGTTTATCCGTGTTACTCGCTGGTGGATCATGCTGATGGTGAGCCTGTTGAGCGTCACCCTGACTCAGCGCCACGTACAGAACGCCGCCGGGCGTGGAGGTTAGCCTGATGCCTGCGTTAATACCGAGAGCATGCCGCAAGCGTGGCTGCCCCGGCACAACCACAGATCGCTCAGGATATTGTCCCAAACACATCAACGAAGGCTGGCAGCAGCATCAGCGGGGACAGAGCAGGCATCAGCGAGGCTATGGCAGTAAGTGGGACAGGCTGCGCCCAATCGTTCTCGGCAGAGATAAACACCTTTGTCAGGAATGCCTGCGAAATGGAAGGTATACACCCGCTGAGACGGTGGACCACATCATCGCCAAAGCAAATGGGGGTACCGATGACCTGTCCAACCTCGAAAGCCTCTGCAAGCCCTGCCACAGAGCGAAGACAGCGGTCGAGAGACTCAAATGACATCATTTCTCATTTGAAATGAGAAAGGGGGAGGGTGGGTAAAAACCTCAGGGGAATCACCCTAAAGGACCGCCGCCTAACCTCTTTTCACATCGTCGCAGGTTAGAAAACTTTTTTATGGGGTCCCCCATTCGATGATTAATAGGAGTTTTCGATTATGTCTGGACCACCGAAAACCCCGACCCATCTACGTTTGGTGAGGGGTAACCCATCTAAACGCCCGATCAATGAGAACGAACCAAAACCCCCTTCAGGGGTACCCCCAACGCCGAAGCATTTCGACAAGCAGGGGAAATACTGGTTTAAACGGATGGCCGACGAGCTTGATGCTATCGGTGTGATGTCTCAGCTTGATGCCAGAGCCCTTGAGCTGCTGGTTGAGGCCTATACCGAATACCGGCATCACTGCGACACGCTTGAAGTTGAGGGCTACACCTACCGGACCGAAACGCAGAGCGGGGATGTGCTGATCAAGGCTCACCCCGCCGCCATCATGAAAGCTGATGCCTGGAAACGTCTGCGTGCCATGCTTGGTGAGTTCGGCATGACTCCAGCCAGCCGATCGAAAGTAAATGCAAAAGGTCCTGAAGCGGTTGACCCGCTGGCCGAGTTTATGAAAGCGAGGGATTAATGGCTAAGGTTGCAGAAGGCATCCGCTACGCCGAGAGGGTAGTGGTGGGGGAAATTATTGCCTGTGAGTATGTGCGCCTTGCCTGTCAGCGTTTTCTTGACGATCTGGCACACGGCGAAGAGCGTGGTATTTTCTTCAGTGAACCGCGCGCGCAGCACATTCTGAATTTCTATAATTTTGTACCTCACGTAAAAGGCGCACTGGCAGGGCAGCCTATTGAGCTGATGGACTGGCACGTTTTCATCCTGATTAATATTTTTGGTTTCGTGATCCCACTGGTTAACGAAGAAACGGGAGAAACCGTTTTGCGTAACGACGGCAGCGGTCGTCCAGTAATGGTTCGGCGCTTCCGTACCGCAGATGTTGAGGTGGCCCGTAAAAATGCCAAATCAACGCTTTGCTCCGGCGTGGGGCTTTATATGGCTGGTGCCGACGGCGAGGGCGGTGCGGAGGTTTATTCCGCTGCAACCACCCGTGACCAGGCACGAATTGTTTTTGAAGACGCGAAGAATATGGTCAAGAAGGCGAAAGCCACTCTTGGGCGGATCTTCGAATTCAACAAGCTCGCTATCTACCAGGAGCAAACGGCCTCCAAATTCGAGCCTTTATCATCAGATGCGAACAACCTCGACGGCCTGAACATCCACTGTGCCATCGTCGACGAGCTGCATGCTCACAAAACCCGTGACGTCTGGGACGTTCTGGAGACGGCAACCGGTGCGCGTCTGCAATCGCTGCTTTTCGGTATCACCACCGCCGGTTTCAACAAAGAAGGCATCTGCTACGAATTGCGTGATTACGCCATCAAGGTGCTGCGTGGGCTGGTAAAAGACGATACGTTTTTTGCCATCATCTACACCTTAGATGAAGGTGACGATCCCTTTGATGAAAAAGTCTGGCAGAAGGCGAATCCGGGGCTGGGTATCTGTAAGCGCTGGGATGACCTGCGCCGCCTGGCTAAAAAGGCGAAAGAGCAGGTTTCGGCCAGAATTAACTTTTTCACCAAGCACATGAATATCTGGGTTACCGCTGAGTCAGCCTGGATGGACATGATGAAATGGGAGAGATGCGAGTTTATTGCCCCGCAGCACGAACTTAAAACCTATCCCTCCTGGGTGGGCGTTGACCTGTCAAACAAAATTGATATCTGTGCGGCCGCGAAAGTCTGGCGCGCGCCAGATGGCCACGTTCATGCGGATTTCAAATTCTGGCTACCGGAAGGACGCCTTGAGAAATGTTCACGCCAGATGGCAGAGCTCTATCGTAAGTGGGCCGGGATGGACAAGCTGATCCTTACCGACGGGGATGTAATCGACCATGCTCAGATTAAGGAAGAGCTACAGCTGTGGGTTGCTGGCGAGAGCCTGAAAGAAATCGGCTTTGACCCGTGGAGTGCGACGCAGTTCAGCCTTGCGCTGGCAGAAGAAGGGTTGCCGCTGGTGGAAGTACCGCAGACGGTTCGCAATTTCTCTGAGGCGATGAAAGAGGTCGAAGCGCTGGTATACGGTGGCCGCTTCCATCACAGCGATCACCCGGTGATGAACTGGATGATGTCCAACGTAACCGTCAAACCGGACCGGAACGAGAACATATTCCCAAATAAGTCCACACCTGAGGCCAAGATTGATGGCCCTGCGGCCTTGTTCACAGCAATGAGCCGCGTTCTGGTTAACGGTGGCAACGACCAGCAGGATCTCTCCGGATTCTTCAATAATCCCATCATGGTAGGTTTCTGATGAAAAAAAACAAACGGCCAGGCAGGGTTAAAAGTGCTCTGCTTAACTGGCTTGGTGTGCCTATCAGCCTGACTACCGGCACGTTCTGGGAGGAATGGTTTGGTACCAGCAGCAGCGGAAAGGTGGTAACGGCCGATAAAGCCATACAGCTATCGGCTGTGTGGGAATGCGTAAGGCTGTTAAGCGAGTCTATTTCAACACTTCCGCTGAAAATATACGTTCGACAGCCTGACGGTTCGCGTAAAGCGGCAACCGATCATCCGGCCTACTCGATACTGTGCCGCCGACCCAATTCAGAAATGACACCATCACGCTTTATGTTGATGGTTGTCGCCAGTATTTGCCTGCGCGGGAACGCCTTCATTGAGAAGAAATTCATCGCAAATCGCCTGGTTTCGCTGGTGCCTTTGCTGCCGCAGAACATGGTGGTTAAACGTCTCCCGACCGGGGCGCTGGAATACAAATACACTGAAAACGGTAACGAGCGCGTCATTCCCGTCAAAAACATCATGCACATTCGCGGGTTCGGTCTTGACGGTGTTTGCGGCATGATGCCGATGAAAACAGGCCGGGATGTGATCGGTTCTGCAATGGCGGTTGAGGAGTCTGCTGCGAAGATATTTGAACAGGGGCTTCAGAGTTCAGGTTTTCTCTCCGCTGAGAATGCGCTATCTGACGAACAACGTGAAAGACTTCGCAGATACATGGCTGCATTTACGGGTTCAAAAAACGCCGGGAAAATCATGGTGCTTGAAGGCGGATTGAAGTACCAGGGCGTCACCATGAATCCCGAAGACGCACAGATGCTGGAAAGCCGCTCTTTCAGTATTGAGGAAATCTGTCGCTGGTTTCGCGTTCCGCCTTTCATGGTCGGTCACACCACGAAGCAAAGCAGCTGGGCATCCAGTCTGGAGGGCATGAACCTCCAGTTCTTGACACATACCCTGCGACCCCTGTTAGTGAACATAGAACAGGAAATAGGGCGGTGCCTGCTGGACAGCGATGATGAGGTGTTCGCGGAGTTCTCTGTTGAAGGGCTGCTGCGCGCCGACAGCGCGGGCCGTGCTGCGTACTATACCAGCGCGCTCCAGAATGGGTGGATGTCCCGCAATGACGTGCGCCGTCTTGAGAATATGCCACCGATTGAAGGGGGTGACATTTACACCGTTCAGCTCAACCTGACGCAACTGAAAAATCTCGAAAGCAGCAATCCTGCTGTTCAGGCTCTGGCCCTGAGAGAACTGCATAACCACGTATTCCCCGATATTTCCTTTGAACAATCTCCGCTGAAACAGGCCGCTTAGGAGCACTTTCCTGATGAGCAAAAAACAACTTCCGGTAGCACCGGCGGGTCGCCCCTGCGCGCGCGTTACCTGTGAAACATTACCGTCCGCACTGGACCGCTGGGACGGCGGGATCAAAGCTGCGGCCACTGACGACAACAGTATTTCTGTTTTTGATGTGATCGGGCAGGACTACTGGGGTGAAGGCGTAACAGCCAAACGTATCGCCGGTGCACTACGGGCGATGAATGGCACCGACGTCACGGTCAATATCAACTCCCCTGGCGGTGACATGTTCGAAGGCCTGGCCATCTACAATCTTCTGCGTGAATACGAAGGCCGTGTGACGGTGAAGGTGCTCGGTATTGCCGCCAGCGCCGCCTCGGTCATTGCGATGGCCGGGGATGAAATTCAGATCGGCCGTGGTGCCTTCCTGATGATCCACAACTGCTGGGTCTACGCGATGGGTACGGCACCGAAACAGCGCCTGTTCATCCGCGATCTGATCGCTCCTGGTCGTACGTCCTCCTCAGCTATCTTCTGGGTGCAGCAGACAGGCTTTACCAATAACGCGAAAGTGGTTCCTGAAAATACGCAGAAACCATACAGCGAAATTGAGTTCACGCCGAAAATCACTGGCGTCAGCACCATTGCCCACCTGTTCAAAGCCTCAAAGCAGATCCTGGATGACTTCGCACAGTTGCAGTCCACCGTTGATGCCGAAATGCGCTACGGGCTGAAGTATGCAGAAGAGCAGGAAATTCTCTTCGGTGATGGTACCGGCGTTCATCTGCACGGCATCGTTCCTCAGGCGTCAGCGTTCAATCCGGCGTTCACTGTCGAACAGCAGAGCGGGATTGACGATCTGCGTCTGGCAATGTTGCAGGCACAGCTGGCACGCTTCCCGGCATCTGGTCATGTTCTTCACTTCATTGACTGGGCGCGGATCGAGCTGACCAAAGACAGCCTGGGTCGTTACATTCTGGCGAACCCTGCGGCGCTGACTGGTCCGACTCTGTGGGGCCTGCCGGTTGTTGCAACGGAAGCGGCAGCCTTCCAGGGTAAATTCCTGACCGGTGCATTTAACGCTGGCGCGCAAATCTTCGACCGCGAAGATGCGAACGTGGTTATCTCCACCGAAAACGCCGACGACTTCGAGAAAAACATGATCACCATCCGTTGCGAAGAACGTCTGGCGCTGGCTGTGAAACGCCCTGAGGCGTTCGTTTACGGTTCATTCAGCACCGGCGCGGGTAGCTGATAACTATTGCGGCCTGAACCTGAGCGGTTATCGCTACCGTCCTGGCATGTACGTGAAGGTTAATTTCCCGTCGCTCGGTATCATCAATGTCGAAATGCGCGTGACCGACTGGCGGTTCGGTGTACAGAACGGGGTGCAGATCACCCTCAAACAGGAGACTGCTGATGTCTGGGGTGATGCGATAGGCAAGCCAATTGAGCGGCCGCCGTTCACGCAGCTGCCATCTGGTGGGGTGGCGCAGCCGCAGAACCTGAAATACACCGTCGAGGAAATTGGGCAGGTGGTTCAGGGCGTGCTGTCCTGGCAGAACATCGGGCAGTTTGTTTACAACAAGGTTGTGATCCGCAAGGCGGGTCAGACGGTGCTCTCTGTTCAGGTTCCGGGTTCCTTTACCCGCCTGACAGGGCTTGTCCAGTCTACCTACACGGCTCACGTCACTGCGGTAAACCAGATGGGGGCAGAGTCGCCGGAGGCATATCTTGAATTCAGCATTCAGGCCCCGCCTGCGCCGTCACGGGTCGATATTGAGCAAAGCTATTTTGCCATCACGCTGTACCCGCGCCTTGCAGCAGTGACGAACGTATCAACGCAGTTTGATTTCTGGACATCCGGCGAAACCAGGCTACCGAATACCAGCACGTCAACGGTTGAAGGCAGGGCAACGCGTGCCGGGATCGGCACCACCTGGAGCAGCCATAACCTGAAGAACGGGCACACCTATTACTGGTATGTCCGCACGATCAACGCGTTTGGTACATCTGCGTTTGTTGAAGTGGCCGCGCTGTGCCAGACCGATACGTCGGGCCTGATTGACGTCATTGACGAGTCTGTCAGGAATTCTGACGCCATGAAAAACGTGGAGAAGGGCGTTGATACCAACCTTGAAGGCATTCTGCAAAACGCGCTGGCGAATAACGGCACGGTGGAACGCCAGTTCCATCAGCTGGGGGAAGTAAATGCCGAAATCATGACGGTCAGGACAACGATCGCCACGGTAGACAAGGCGTTAGCCCAGCTCACCACCAGTGTTAAGTCTCAGTTCGAAAGCGTTAACTCGCAAATCCTCGAACAGCAAACGGCCATCAGTGATAACACGAAAGCTATCGCTTCCCTCGATACGTATGTTCAGGCAGAGGTTGGGGACCTGACGACGGCGGTTAACCAGAAAATGAACGCCGAGGTGACGAGCAACGGTACAGGCAAGGCTTCATATACCCTGAACCTTGGCATTATCCGTAACGGCGTGAAGTACAACACTGGCTTTGGTATGTCCATTGAGCCTTCTGGTGGTTCTTACAAATCCACGGTTGTATTCGCTGCTGACCAGTTCGGCATCTACTCAGGAAGCGATCCCGGCAACTATGAGGCCGCCTTCTTTGTCTATAACGGACAGGTCTTTATCCGTGACGCGATGATCCAGGACGGCAGTATCACCAATGCGAAAATCGGCAGTTATATCCGCTCGACAAACTTCGCAGCCGGAGTTCGGGGCTGGAACATCGACAAGAACGGCGACTGTGAATTCCACGGCAAGCTCTACGCAGACAGCGGTAACTTTGCGTTCAACGGGACCAATAACACGGTCGTTATCAACAATAACGGTATTACCGTCAACATCCCCGGCGGTGGCCGTATCGTCGTTGGTTCATGGTGATTTATGCCTTCAGGACTTTTAATCGATCTCAATGATGGTGGTAAACCGATGGAAATTACCGCCGGATTACGTTGCCCGACATACGGCGGGGCGATATCCGGCGGTATCGGTAACGTGAATACTGCGACAGTTGAGGGTTACGTGGCCGGGTCGAATGTCATTTTCATACCGACTCAGACGGTAATCAGCGACGAGGGGATATTCAAGCTGGACAGCGTCACTATCTCCGGCGCGAACGTCACGCAGAACTGGAGCGGGAATTCAAACCCCGGATTTCCCAATCCGCAGCGCGTGGCGTTCTCCGGCACACTCTGGCAGATCCTGCCCGTAAGCCAGAACTCAAACGTTGGCCTTCTCGTTCAGAACAGCACCGATTTTACTGCGATCACCACGGCGTCAAGGGTCGGGTACTGCATCTACAAAGCCAGGGTAACTGTCGGTACGTCCGGCTGGGTTACTCCGACCATTGCAGGATTTGATCGCAGCAAATATCTGGTCTGCTGTAAGTGGAACAGCCCTTACACGCTGGACTATGACGGAAACCGGCTGCTGTTTCTGAATGATGGATCAAACACGGAAGACCAGCCCATGAGCGGCACCGTTGATGTGGTCATCTTCGCTGGTGGCGTTTCTCCGGTGGCCGCGAATTCCGGATTCAATATCTATAACGCCGCGGGCCAGTGCACGTTCTCAACTGCGCGGCGCCCGTTCGTTTATCTTGGCGTTAATTTTGTGCCTTCCACGACGGCGCAGACAGTTCCCGGTGGCGGATATGTGCCCGTTGGCCGTTTTGGGCTGAGGGTCCCCAGCTTCGGTGGCGGTCGCATTTATCACTACCACTATGGGCTGGACATGCAGAACGGGACCCTCAGGGTCGGAAGGGGAGTGTATGTCGGCTGGGCAGACAGGCAGCTGGCGAACGCCGGGGTTACGCCTATTTCACTCCCGGTCATTCCCGATATGTACGTTTAACGACTTCTAACTTGCTGAACCTCGCTCCGGCGGGGTTTTTTATTGCTTCAAAGGAGCAACTATGTCCGCAGGAATACTGACTCTGACAAATAATTCAGCCGCGGTAACCGGCAGCGGTACCGCCTTTACCACCGAGCTTGCCGTCGGCGATTTTATTGTTGTGACGGTTGGCGGCATCCCTTACACGCTCGCTATCAAAACGGTGAACAGCAATACCTCCCTGACGCTGGTCAGTAACTATACCGGACCAACGCAGGGCGGCGCTGCATGGTATGCCGTGCCGCGCGTTGCGATGAACCTTGTTACTGCTGCGCTGGTGGCACAAAGCGCAGAAGCCATGCGCGGCCTGAACTATGACAAGCAGAACTGGCAAAGCATATTCAGCGGGACTGGCAACGTTACAGTTAAGCTTCCGGACGGTAGTGAGTGGAACGGACCAGCATGGAATAGTTTTATCACTGAGTTGAACAAAAAGCCGACAAGAGCAGTTTAGGAACTGCCGCAACAAAAAACATAGGAACAGCGAGCGACGAAGTCATGCAGCCCGGCATGTTTGGGCTTGGTCGTCCGGATGGGGCATTAATATTCAACACAACGAGCCAGGATGATCTTCTTGCTGGATTGACAGGATATGGGCTTACAGTTCTTCGAAATAATGCACAGATACCAGAGCCATGGAATATATGGAACTATTCACCGACAATATTTGCCCGTACAGGTGATACGTATAGCCTTTTTTCAATGCCTTTTCAGTCATCTGGCAAAGTTCGTATTTTTGGTGGTGCAGCAGCAACTGGATGGAATCACAGCAGGATATTATACGATGATAAAAATACTGTTGTAGATAGCAATGGCTTCATAAAGCAGGCATCCCCTGTTGTTAAAATTTTCAGTGATGGTAAATATGAAACTAACGACGAATCAGAAGGTGTCACGGTCACTCGTCTGGATGTCGGGCAATATCTTATTGAAGGCTGTAAAGCACTCAATTCAGACGCTGCCTGGGGCGGTATCGACGGAGGATTTGAAATCCCAACAGACAGGAATAAGCAACCGCTCATATGGCTGGATTATGAGGTTAGCGCGGATGGTTCTGTGCTGGTGAAAACCTACCACCGAACTCACCCTGATGCGCCAGCGTTCGCCAGGAATGAACTGGAAGGCGTGGGTGATGGTGATCCGGTCGACATCCCCCGTGACCAGTTTGTGTCCGTTCGTGTCGAAATGCCTGCCGATTCTTTATACAACCAAAAAATCAGTGCGGCAGAGCTGGCCATGACTGCTGATGCGGGTGAATAAAGGTCGGTTTGGGAACATCTGCAACAAAGAACACGGGAGAAGGGGATGACGATGTATTGGCGCCAGGTTCATTTGGTGTCGGTTCAAAAAATCTTCCCGTAATTTCAGATATCTGGGATAAAAGCCAGGGAACCCGCTTTTGCAATGTTAATCCCGCGACCTCTGGTGGTCCTGGAATGTATGGTTCTGGCATCCGGTTATCAGACCGTAATATTGGGAGTGGAAGCACTCCGGCAGCGCAACAATCATTTGCTGCGCTGATTCTTAGCGGGAAAATTATTCAGTTCATGAGTATGGCGGATGGCAATGATTCTGGCTGGATGCAGATTTACCACACCGGAAATACGACCCGTGCATCTGACGGTACGTTAAAAGCCGCTTCTCCGATTGTACAGTTGTTCGGTGATGGTTCGTGTCAGCTTAACGATGAATCTGAAGGATGCACTGTAACACGCCAGGCTATCGGTGAGTATCTGATTGAAGGGTGTGTGGGGCTGAACGCTGACGCGGCATGGGGTGGGATAGATGGAGGTTTTGACATCCCAACCGATCGCAATAAGCAGCCGCTTATCTGGCTGGATTATGAGGTAAATGCAGACGGATCGGTGCTGGTAAAAACATTCCACCGGGAATACCCTACAGCGCCGTCATTTGCGAGGAACGTATTGAAGGGTGTGGCGGATGGCGAACCTGTCGACATCCCCCGTGACCAGTTCGTAAGTGTTCGCGTGGAAATGCCCGTGGACAGCCTCTGGAACCAGCGACGCAAAGATGCATTAACAGTTACTATTTAAGAGCAAGGTTCCTGAGAAAATCGCAGTCCGCTCTTGCATGCGACGGGCTGCGGTATCCTGAATGGGTGGCTGCGTAGATTTTTTACGAACCTAACTGGCTGAGTTTAGCGGCTTCTTTAACAGCATTGATACATCAAGCCCGATGGGCCGCTTCATCTTTCATATCATGTCAGCTCTGGCTGAAATGGAGAGGGAGTTGATAGTGGAGCGCACTCGGGCTGGGTTGGCCGCAGCCCGTGAGAAAGGGCGAATCGGTGGGAGGCGGCCAAAATTGACACCTGAGCAATGGGCTCAGGCTGGCAGGTTGATCGCAAACGGAGTGGATCGGAAGCAGGTGGCGATTATTTACGACGTTGCGGTGTGCACCTTGTATAAGAAATTTCCGGCGCAGTAGGGGCAGAGGAAAAAATATTGAACATTTAATACAATTTTCGTAATAAAGTATTGAAAGAATGTAATAAAGTTGTTGAAATTTTGGTGAGCGGTTGGGTTGAGCATTGGGGGTATTCATGGCAAAAACAGATTCTATTACACCAGAAGAGTTCAGGGCTATTCACGTTGAATTGTCTAAAATCTCATCAACTTGGGCAGACTTATGGTTAACATTGTTTTCTCTCCGTGCTGAAGGCAGCAGGGTGATTACTATTAGATATTCCGATATCGAAGATGACATGCTGCACTTGGCTGGAACTCCAAAATTTGAGCCACGAACAATTAGATTAAATTTATTGCTTTCTAAGTTAATTGCGTGCAGAAAGGATTGCAATTCTTCTGATATTTATGTTTTCCAGAGTAGATCAAATCGAGTTAAAGGATTAGCTAGGCCTGTGACTGTAATAGCAATGAATAATGCCTTAAAACAAGCATCCAAATATGTAACAAGGAAAAACATCACCATGAAAAGTGCTTTAAGGGTAATCGGAAGGAACTAGTTGGACGGGGGTTCATACACAACATACCCACCTGTGTATGGAAGATTAGGACGATGGTCTATGATCACGTCCTTTATCAAGTCATTATTCTCCCTGATGATTGTCGATTTACTACTCGATTGGATATAAGATATGTACTTGCATAAATCTTGGGAGGGATTTCAAGTAAGTGAAATGAGAACCTGATCAGAATAAATCAAACCGAGCATTGAGTAGAGTAAATAATAAAGCAGCGCATGCAAGATTTAAGAGTATAACAAAACGGGCGGAAACATTCACTGAACAAATCTCCTGATCATGTATTAGACAAAGAATGACTGTAATGTAAAACCAGCTTACACACACCTACTAAAAAAGACAGATAAACCAAGGTGGCATCCGATGAGATAGCTAAGCATTTATGCCTTGGATAGGTCTTACCATCGGAGCATGGAGTTATGCTGGCTTGTTGAGTACTGAGAAATGAAGAGATTAGAGGTTCAGAAGGGGGAGCCAGTTTGTCAAACGAGATAGTTTATTTACTATGCTCAACATATTGAATTGTTTAGCTTTATCATGGTGGTTTAGGGGGCGTTAAAACGAACTTATCACATTGTATTAAAAGTAAACAACTATCTTTCGTTTGATGCCTGAAAGCAGATGGGGATGGTTTTTCACTTTTTCTTCTAAAGGTCCAGAGTACGTTGCCGATAGTGAACATAGCGGCGCAGGAGCCAAATGGTGGAAGCCGTAAACTTAATTTAAGTTCAGTCAAATAGGAATTACTATCATGGCACAAGTCATCAATACCAACAGCCTCTCGCTGATCACCCAGAACAACATCAACAAAAACCAGTCTTCAATGTCTACTGCCATTGAGCGTCTGTCTTCCGGTCTGCGTATCAACAGCGCAAAAGATGACGCTGCTGGCCAGGCGATTGCTAACCGTTTCACCTCTAACATCAAAGGTCTGACTCAGGCTGCCCGTAACGCCAACGACGGTATCTCCGTTGCACAGACTACTGAAGGCGCACTGTCTGAAATCAACAACAACTTACAGCGTATCCGTGAGCTGACTGTTCAGTCTTCTACTGGCACCAACTCCAAGTCTGACCTGGACTCCATCCAGGACGAAATCAAATCCCGTCTGGACGAAATTGACCGCGTATCCGGTCAGACCCAGTTCAACGGCGTGAACGTGCTGGCAAAAGACGGCTCCATGAAAATTCAGGTTGGCGCGAACGATGGCCAGACCATCACTATCGACCTGAAAAAAATTGACTCGTCTACTCTGAACCTGACTGGCTTTAACGTTAATGGTGAAGGTTCAGTAGCTAATAAGGCAGCAACTAAAGCTGATTTGACAGCTGCTCAGCTCACTACAACAGCTGCTGGCGGTCCTATCGCTGCTCCTGCTGCAGATGCTAATGGCGTAACTAAGTATACAGTAAGCGCGGGATTGAACGAATCTACCGTAGCTGACGTGTTTGCTGGCTTAGGTGATACTGCCGTAGTTAATGCTAATATTACCAGTGGTTTCGACGCTGTTACTGGTAATAACTATACGTATCATAAAGATACTAATGATTTTACATTCAATGCTACTATTGCAGCTGGTGACGGAACAACTCCAAGTAATAGCGCCAAGTTACAATCTATCCTGACTCCTAAAGCAGGTGATACCGCTAATCTGAACGTTAAGATTGGTGCAACATCTGTAGATGTTGTTCTGTCAAGCGATGGTAAAATCACTGCGAAAGATGGTTCCAAGCTTTTCATTGGTATTGATGGCAACCTGACTCAGAACAGTGCTGGTGCTGGTATTAAGCCTGCAACTCTTGATGCTCTTACTCAAAACACAACTACTCCTGCGGCGGCAGTTCCAGTCACCATTACGACCGAAGATAAGACTGAAATCAAATTAGCGGGTGCAACTGTTGCTGGTCAGAGTGGTGCAATTGTAGTTACTGGTGCCCGAATCAGCGCTGAAGCTATGCAGTCTGCTACCAAAACGACTGGTTTCACAACTGGCACAACGACAGTAGCAGCTAATACTGGCAAAGTTACAATTGGTGGTAATCAAGCTTACACTCAGACTGACGGTACGTTAGCTGCCAAGAATGAAACTGAGATTTTCCTGCAGAAAGACGGCTCCATTACTAACAATTCCGGTAAGGCTGTATATGTACAGGAAGATGGGAAATTCACCACAGATGCAGCAACTAAAGCAGCAACCACTGCTGACCCACTGAAAGCGCTGGACGATGCAATCAGCTCTATCGACAAATTCCGTTCTTCCCTGGGTGCTGTACAGAACCGTCTGCATTCTGCAGTAACCAACCTGAACAACACCACCACCAACCTGTCTGAAGCGCAGTCCCGTATTCAGGACGCCGACTATGCGACCGAAGTGTCAAATATGTCTAAAGCGCAGATCATCCAGCAGGCCGGTAACTCCGTGTTGGCTAAAGCTAACCAGGTTCCTCAGCAGGTTCTGTCTCTGCTGCAAGGCTAATTCAGCACTACTAAACCGTAAAGCCCTGCACATGCAGGGCTTTTTTATCGAATGAATATAGCTGAACATAGCCGTCATATTCACTCGATAAAAAAGCCGATCATCATTTAAAATTGGCTTTCTCAAATTGAGCGTGTATAGGTTCTATTGTGATTAAGAAACAGGCATTTAAATTTTTGCTTGAGCCGAATAAAACTCATATGAATGACTTTTTGGTTTTCGCAGGTTCCTGTCGATTTGTATACAATAAAGGACTTGCTCTTATTAATGAGAATTATGATTCGGGTAAGAAATTCTTGAATTACAATCAACTAGCATCAGAACTAGTTAATTGGAAAAACGAAGAGTGCCTTGCATGGCTAAAAATGGCTCCATCACAGTGCTTGCAACAATCATTAAGAGATCTGGATAGAGCTTTTAAAAACTTCTTTTCGGGAAAGTCACAATATCCTCGATTCAAAAAGAAAGGCCGTAATGATTCTTTTAGAGTGCCATGCCAAAGAGTCAGACTGGACCAAGAAAAGCATTTAGTATCATTGCCCAAACTAGGGTGGGTTAAGTATCGTAAAAGCCGAGAGATAACAGGAGTATTAAAGAATGTTACTATTTCAAGAAAGCTTGATAAATGGTATATAAGCTTTAATACAGAAGAAGTTGTTCCTGAACCCCTTCATCCATCATTTAGCAAAACCAAAATTTTGCTAAATAATGAATGGCTTATGCAACTCACAGCGTGTGAGAGTCTGGTCGAGCAATTTGCCAACATGGAAGGTAATAAAAAGCTAAGGAACCTGAATAATATACTAGGCAGAAAAGTAAAATACAGCAGTAACTGGCTAAAAACTAAAAAGAAAATTGACGGCGTAAAAGCAAGGTCAAGCAGGCGGAGACTGGATGCCTTACATAAAATAACTACGGCAATATGCAAAAAACACGCTATTGTAGAGTTGGTTAATTTAACGGATTCTTTACCTGATAAAAATAATGGTTCTGTAAGCATGACTTATGAATTTGTTAGACAGTTAATGTATAAGCAAGAATGGTTGGGTGGTAAGGTAATTCGGTTGGGCGATTAGCGTAGTTTATTAATGATTAAATAAGAGTTATATACAGCTGTTTATATGGCCTTAGATAAATTGCTGGCGGCAGGGCATGTCGTGTCAGTTTGTGGAGGGGGGTTATTTCAACTTCCGATGAAGCAAAAATCTCGGTTATTGATACTGAGAATGTCAACGTCTGGTCAATACTTTGGCACACCAGTTTGTGCACCTTTAGTAAATTAGTCATCGAACGCTGCTTAAATATGACTGTGATTATATACAGCGCTTGCTGTGAAAAAAACAGTCTCGAGGCGAGTAGGGTGCAAAATGGTGAAGGATTTTTGTTACCCTTAGTTACAAATAGAAAAACCCCAGCGCATGAAATCTGGGGTTCTTTTAAAGTGCACGTGCATTTCACGTGCATATTTTTGTCTTTTCTCGGTCTGCCTGCTGTCTGGTCAGTGTCCGTAAGTGGCTGTTTTTATTTCCACTGTCCGGTTGCAGTGCTATCAAAAGTGGTGGCTGGCGGAGTCTGAATTGGTTATGTAACTTGTTGTTTTATAATTTTTAACTTTCAATTCAAATTTTATTTTGGTCATATTGTTGGTCCTAAAAGAAAATGTCAGGTTTTTTTGCAGGGGAGGGGAGGTTACAGCAGGAGCTTCTTCGTCTGTGAGATTAGCATTTTGCTTTCCTTTAGTCTGCTCTGTATTTAAGCGTTTATTTCACCTTGGCTTTTAGCAATCCGGTAGAGCGCCTTGCTCGCAGAATATCCACTACGGAAAGATACGGGGTCTGCTCTTGCCACGAAAATCCCTTCCGGTCGATACGAACTAGTTCGTACTTATCCACCAGAAAGTTGACTGCATCGGCCAGGGTGATCCCTGCATCAATATGTTCCTTAATAACAGTTTGATCCCAGAACGGCGTATCGTTCAGGGTCAGACCATAGTGTTTTTCCAGTAGCCGTGTAAGAAGCATTTGCCAGACTGCAACGGGCGACAGACAAGGCTTCGCCGCCCGAGAAATTGTAGCAGGTAGAGTTTTCATGTTTGCTCTCGTGAAATTCGTTAGCGTTGAGTGGGATAAATGGCGATATATACGTAGCCGCAACTACCAAGGGTATCGGCTTCGCAGGTGAAACCGTTGTGGTACAGAGTGACACAGTGGGCATGGCGAGGATTCATTTCACCAGTAGTCAGCATTGATTCCATCTGACTGATAAAATGCGGGAATGCGACATCCAACTTCAGGCATTCGGCATCACTAAACTTACCGGTGATACTTGCCCGGTCAGCCAGATAGTGCAGCCGGTTGCCCTCCTGCACCAGACGTGCTCCCAGGCGCGGCGTGATATCCCGCTGCAGACCCCATGTGGTGTTGTTCATTTATAACCTCTTTATTGTCAGTTCAGGGTGATACTCATCAGGCAGGCGTAAGGCCCGTTGCGGTCCTGGCGGCGTTCGGCGTACACAGCCAGGACTCCTGTGATATCCGGAACATCCCTTCCGGTGTAATGGCAGACGCTACCGTGCCACTGATATTTTCCAGTGCAGTAGCGAAATATTCGGGACTCAGGATGCTGGCGAGATATCGTCATTGCCCGGCGTTTACTGATAATTTTCATGTAATACCTCACAGCAGACCGTGTTCTGCGAACGAATAGATTTGCCTGCCACCGACAATCAGATGGTCAGGGACGCGGATATCCACCAGCTGAAGCACCTGCACCAGTCGCTGCGTGAGGGCTTTATCGGCCTGGCTGGGTGTCGTCTCGCCGGAAGGATGGTTATGGGCCAGTATCACTGCTGCCGCGTTAAAGTACAGGGCACGTTTAACCACCTCCCGGGGATGCACCTCGGTGCGGTTAATCGTGCCGGTAAAGAGCGTCTCATGGGCAATCAGCTGATTCTGGTTGTCCAGATACAACACCCGGAACTCTTCCCGCTCAAGCGCGGCCATATGCAGTCGCAGCCATTCACGGACGGCGTGTGTGGAGGTGAAGGCCACCCCGGGCTCATGCAGATGTCTGTCCAGAACCCTGAGTGCCCGCTGGATGAGACGCCGGTCCTGTGGCGTTATCTCGCCGGGTAAAAAGGAAAGCTGTTTCAT